GTGGAACTATTCGAGGAAACAGATTTTTGAGAAGAACCCTTTTTTAACGGCATTGCCTGCTCCATGGAACATATTTCATCTGTGAAGTATAATCCTAAAAAATTTTTTTGCAAAATATTTTTTCGGTAGGAGTCCCATTTGAAATGTATTTGCAACCAAGGGTCTAAGTCCAGGTCGGGCGGGTGGGACCCGCGCTAGGCGGATTTTTAGGGGGTATAGGGGTATTTTAGTCCTTTACTTAGGGTAAGGTACTATAGAGAGTTAGGGATTGATTACAGCTTAAATGGTTAAGCCTAAAGGATAGAGTAGATAGAGAGTAAGCATGAAAAAAGCCTAGCTTATTAGGCTAGGCTTTTAGTTGGTTAGCTTAAGGGTTAGCTTACAGTAATCATGCCATAGGCAAGAAACACAGGGCGATAATTATTCCATATAGCCGACGGTGTCTGAACTGTATTAAACTCAGGCACTTGGTCTAACAGGCTATTTAGCCCAGCCCCGTCTTCGCCTATCAATTCACCAACAGTACAGGTAGGGCTACCTGTTTCCTTAGCTTTATTGGTTAGCACCTTAACGATACACGTAGCTTGTGGTGCTGTAGGCTTACCGTTAAGTTTACGTAACTCTGACTCACTAGGCTCTCTTAAGGGCTCTGTACTAAGTAAGGTAATAACCGCGGCACTATTAGCCCCGCCTTTACTAGCCTTAGCCTTATAGTCTAGGTCAATATTACTGCTAATTGCTTTTTGAGTCTTTGCTGACTGTTTATTAGTTTTATCTTTCATGATAATTCCTTTATTAATTGCCTTAGTTATCTAAGGTAAAGACAGTATGGCATGCTAACTGATTAAGTCAAGCTATATTTTTAACCTACTAACCTAGTAACCTAGTAACCTAACAAATAAGATTTTACGACGGACGGACGGACGCACGGACGCACGGACGCACGGACGCACGGAAAGACGCACGGAAAGACGCACGGAAAGACGCACGGATCCAGGATCGCGGAGCGATAGACCGAATGATAGAGCGATAGAGTAGAGGGAAAGGGTCAGGGATAGAGTAAAAGGGGAAGGGATAGAGTAGAGCGATAGAGTAGAGCGATAGAGTAGAGCAGACCACAAAAAAGGGAACCGACCTTTCGATCGGTTCCCAAGATTGCGCTCAATCAACTAAGGGCTATATAACTCTCGTTAATCAATCGCTTGCGGTAGAAAGACCAGATCTTTGCAGGTGTCTGCTCTGTTTCTAATCCAACCGCGTCCAACGCACTGTTAAGACCTGATTCGTTCTCACCAATCAATTCTCTGACAGTTAGTGTATTACTTTTGGCTTTCCTGAGTGCCTCGATAATTTTCCCCATTTGTGGTGGAACCTTATCAACGCCTTCGACTGGAGTCCTAAGTAATTCTATGGTTGCGTTGCTCGAACGACTGCGACCAGTTGGTGCAGTGTAGTTCGGATCTATTTTTGACACTTTTGAAGCTGTGTCCGCTTTTTTCGTAGTTTGGTTCATTTCTTTCTCCCTTTCTACTTTCTAGTTAATTGGTACTAACCGCTAGTACCATAAGTGGTATTCTACTAAAGATTGCATCCAAAGTAAAGCAGTAAAAGACTGTAAGCAAACCGCGGATCGTGGTCTGTGAGCCACGGACCGAAAGAGCGAGGGAAAGATTCAGGGAAAGGGATTGGGCTCAAGCAATTGGATGCAATTGCATAGAGTAGAGCGATAGAGTAGAGTAGAGCAATTGGGCTCAATCAGTCTTTGGTTACAAACTCTCCCTCGATCACATTTGACTCGGTCGCTCGCTTCTTGATCAGTTCTTCGAGTCGAGTGAGTATGTCGTCCTTGGACATCATATCGATCTTTGCGGTCAATATTTCGCGTCGGTCGATGTAGAGTCCGCCAGCCTTGCCTCGATGGACCTCGGCTGTGATAGCCGCGGAGATCTGTCCTTGGTCCTTTGCCTCCTCCCGTAGATCGTGAAGCGTGGACAAGTGGCTCTCTAAGGAAACTGCATCGCGCTCTGCGAGTGCCATTTCCAACTCGATCAAATAATTGCGTACAACTGGGTTATGGTTTAGTAATACACTCCCTTGAGTCTTGGCACCCTTGCGATCCTTGGTGTAGCCCGCTTTTATCGCGGCTTGCGTAGCGGTCTGACCTTTGAGATATTCACGGCAAAATTTCTTTTGTTTTGAGTTGAGCGCCTTCCAAATCTTACCGTTGCTATCAACGAAGCCACTCCCATCCTCTGCAGGTGTCAAATTGGTATAAGTTAATTGTTTCATAGTACCTCCAAATGCTATTACAATCTTATTATAAAATACTCATTTTATATACTTTTCTCATGCCCTCTAGTAAATCTTACCATAGTTTCTAATAGAGTAATAGAATTCTATTAGATTTGAGAATTGAAAGAACCCAATGAACAAGAGGGTTGTAGAGTAAATCTATTAGTATATTAGAGATATTAGTACATTTGAAAAACTTTTTTCAAAAACTTTTTTAATTTACCAGATAACAATACTAATAGATCCGATAACGAAAAAACCCCCGACTGTGGAGGCAGTCGAGGGCTTCTATCATTCAGGAGATGAATGAATTATATTAAGCCGACCATGACCATTTACCATTCATGGGAACTTTGAAATACTCAGTGAGAGCACTAGCCCCTATTGAACCGCCTAGAGCCACGCTTAAGTAATAGAAGTCTCGATTACCTGCATAAGCCACATCGATAATACTATAAGACCCCCCGTCAGAGATAGGAAAGTAGCAACTATCGTAGATAGTGTGCCATTTCGCATCCTTTGGTAGATCTTCCATCAATGTGTCCAGATGCTCCTCGTCGTGTCCGTCACACTCACTAAAGTGATACCCTATCTCTGCGTCATCGTCCAAATGACTCAATATAGGCTCCAGTATTGCTAATACTCTAGTGTGTTCAGGGTCTGGTTTGCCGTCAAAAACTCCTGTTCCCCATTCGCTGAACATATCTTTTTTAGTTATTCCTTCCATAATATTGCGCCTCCTCGCGCTAGTTAAATTATCCATTATTGTTAAGGTCGTACCATGCTTTGATACACGCTCGTACTACATTCGCTCCAGTGATATTCATCCCTGTCTGCTCCTCGAGTAGATCTTTGATATCAGCAAGATCTTTAAGTATGTCACCTTGGTTGGTGTGAGTTAGGTGTAGTCCTTTTAGTTCTTTGCGCTTTACGCTAATTATCTTTGACATATCAGTCTTCCTCCACTATTTCAATGATGTTGCTCACTGGTACGCTACCCATCTCGTCGAAGAATCCTTTCTCGGCTCCTTTGACATCGCAAAGTAAATACTTTTTCAGTCCGCGTCCTTGCTTGATACTTTCCAACGCGGTGGCTCTAGTCGGGATACCAAATAACTGGTTTGTAATCAGTTTAGTCCCCTTTTTGATTGTTTCGATATTTTCTATCATTGTTTTCTCCTTTCTTTGTTTATTTTGTTTAAAATCCCCGCCTTTAGCGCGGGTACCCCTATATTATAAGGTACAGTAAAGCGATTATAAAGCAGCCTACCAACCTGTGATTACGGCAACCGCCACCAAAGTAACATATAAGCAAAGCGCAGTATAAAGCGCCAAATATAAGACTTTAAGGATTTCATCACGCGCCCGATAGATTTCTATAAGCACCAAAGGTAGAGCAAAAAAGGCGATGATCCCAAGTGCTTGTAAGATAGAGTGTAGAGTAGTCATACTGCCTCCCCTACAGGCTCGAGATCGTATCCATCTACTCCCTGTTCCCAATATGTTGCCACGTAGTAAAAGCGCTCCCCTGTTTCGAGATCTTCGAGCAAAGGTACTCCTTCAAACGATTCCCAACCCTGTAATATTGGATCGTTTGTTAGTTCTTCGATAGTATATTCATTTAAAGTTTGATCGAGTTGTCTCTCCACAATCTCCCACCAGAGTTCTTCATAATATTTCACTATCTTTTCCACCTGCTCGGCTCGACAAATGCAAGCAAATACAGCATCTTTCGGTTGCACCT